TCAATCTAGCACCACCTGCAGAAGAATCTTCCGAAAAGGCAGAACTACCTCAGCTAGAAACCTTTGATGAATTACCTACTATAGGTGAGGAGATAAGATATGACAGTCAAGAGAACTTCTCGGAAGTCGCAACAGAAATCCAAATCGAAGAAAGCTTCTTTGAAGCAACAGAAAGTTATGACAACCAGAGACCAGTTGAAGGAATACAAGAAATCGCAGAGTTCTTCGCAGAAGAACCAGTTACCGAAACACAAAGCTCAGACTTTGGAACAGGAAGCGAAATCGAAACAGAAAGATTCGCTGAAGCAAACGAAGAACCCAGTACAAGACCATCTGAAGAATCAGTCGTTGCAACAACTGAAAGACCAAGAGAAGAACCAGTTGAAAGAAGCGAGTCGGATAGTCCAAGAAATGAAGAAACAATCTCTCAAGAGCAACCTGAACAGATTGATAACGAAAGTGAAACTATTTCTAACGAACCTCAAACAGAAGATACAGTTGTTGCTAGTGAAGAAATAGATGGACCTGAGGGGGTTACTAGAGAAAATGAAATTGACGGAGAAGGAGAAACAAGAGCAAGTCGAGATGGAAATGTTGGAGATGAAACTGATGCTAGAGCAGAAGAAGATGTCGAAGGCAGAAATCAAGAGGTGGAAGAAGGCAGGAATGAAAGAGTTTCTCCAAGAAATAATCAAACTATTACAGTAGAAGCGATAAGAAAAAAGGTCAATGAAACAATAAAAAGAGTGGATCAAAGATTAGTAGCTACTTCAATGATAGTGGCAAAGTCAATGCAATCTAAACAAAATATAAGCGAGTATTCAAATACAAATCAAAACATATTTAACAATCAGCTAAACATAGATGGTGGTGATTATTATGAAACAAGAGAATATATTGATACTAGAAATATATATGCAGAAGTTTCTTATGCAAATAACGATGTTGTTCAGCAATATCAAGAAAAAGTGCAAGAAGCTACTGACGAGAGAATAAGAGCAGAAGAACACTTAAGGAGGATTCGTGGATATTAAAACCATAGCGACTGGCATAGGTCTGGTCATAACAATAGCAGGGCTTTTCGTTTATCAAGGACAATTAATTACAAGAGTTGATGTTCTCGAATCACAAAAGGCAGTAAATATTAAACCATTAGAACAAGATATAGCAATTAACAAAGCTGAAATAGCTGTACTCAAAGCAAAAGTAGATGAGATAAAAGCTAGATCAGACAATCCATTGAGGTAATTATGCCAAAGAAGATAGACAAAGAACAAGAAATGAAATTTGTAGAATATTATGTTGAGGGTTCAACAGCGTGTAACGCATCACAATCTGCAAAAAAAGCAGGGTGGGTTAAGAACCATAAACAAATGGGTGCATATCTTAAAAAGAAATACATTCAAGAAATCAGAGAAAAGAATGAAGAAAGAATTTCATCTACCTCTGGCAAAGCAATAACAGTCTTACAAGAACTATTACATTCAGATCAAGATGCTGTCAGATTAAATACAGCTAAACTTGTTTTAGAAATGGGTGGGTTCAGTTCTCAGAATATAAATCTCAATGTAGAGAAATCGCAAAACAAAACTGATGATGAGCTAATCCATGAATTACAAGGTCTAATGACGTCAATTCCTGCTCTAAAACCTAAATTAGCTATGGGCGTTGATAATTCAGAAGAAGAAACAGAAGACACCCAAGATAAGGTAGCTAAAACGAAAGAGAAAAGACTTACGCATTAGTGGGTTACTTTGGTATCACCTGTCTCAATTAAATTGGATTATGGCGATTATAGGGCTACTTTTTTTAGAGATCCATTTGGATTTCTTCGAGAGTTCTCTTTGTGTCTACAATTACTGGAGTTGATTCTCCAACATAAGCACCTGTGATGTTATAAGCAATATAATCTAGGGCATCTTCTTCAGACATATCTTCTGTAAGCACATCTACTATCTTCCATAGATCATAAACTAATCTTGGTTGGATTCCCTCTTGCACTCCGATAATAGCTTTATCGAAACCATCTATCTTTAAAATATCACTCATTTAATAGGATATGGATATCCCTGCCTTTTTACACCCTTAACACCTCTTAAAGTATAAGCATCTTTTTTGCTATTCACTTTGAGTTTTCTTGGGGTTACTTTATTTTTATTCGCTTTACATGATTTTTTCATTATTCATCTCCAATCTTAGCTAACGCATTAATTTCTATATTTTTTACTAACTCTAATGTTTCCATATAGGGTTTTTTAAACTTCTTGTATTCTTCTTTATCTATTCCGAGAAACTCTGGGCGATTATCATCATCATAAATAAATTGTCCTGTACCCTCACAATGATAGCATTTGTCTATACTGTCTTTTGTTTTGACAACTCCCTGACCTTTACAGAAAGGACACACAGTAATAATAACTTCTCGTAAAGCTAAATTAACAAAGTTCCTAATTAGGTATTTGTCTTTTTTTAGTTCTTCAACAGAGATAGATTTCAGAAAAATACTGCAAACATCTTCATAGATATCATCAAAAACCAAAGACTTTGAGTAAGTGTTATCGCAATACTTAGCCATTAATAAGTCATATTCTCTACTATCCAATCCCCTTGTTCCTAAAAAATGTGATATATCTTCGCTTGTAATAGAGTCATGGTTTGCTGATCTAATCTCAAATGATGGAGATTTGCTAGTAAGTAAAGCAAGTAAATCAGCTTTCATATATTACATACCTCGCAAGAACCTTGATCCTCGTCATACATTTCATATTTTACATCAAACTCTTTCTCTAAGTCTCTGATGAATTTTAACTGCTTTTGTCCAAATTCAGTATTAAATTCCTCTGTTTGTTTTTTCTTAGACGCTAACAAACAAGGATAACACCCTACTCTGTTTGAGCCCTCTTTATATAATGGATTTTGTTTCCAACCATATTTTTCTATATAATCGAAACAGTCCTGAGTCGCCCAATCAATAACAGGGAATCTTAAAGATATATTTCTGTCTAGTGCTTTTGGGTAGTCTGGAAAAACATCTCGATATGAATGTATCTCTGCTGAGTCCAAGTCTCCATATTTTTTCTTTCTTTGATGAGATTCATCTGACCTAATACCTAACCAACATTCTGCTTTTCTGTTTTCATAAAATCCATTTTCCTTGAACCATACTTTAATAGAATCTCTTTTATATTTTCTAGTGCAATATCTAGCCATCCTGTGTGGGAAACCTTTACCTCTCGATAGTTCATGTCTAATGTAATCAATCATAGTAGGGTAGTCTTTCGCTATTGTGTGTTGTACCTCAATACCAGACTTGTCCTGTATATATTTCAAGTAATCATAAGTTTTTGGGTGATCCCAACCTGTATTGTAATGCAAGGGAATTATCTTGTCTTTTTCAAAGTGCTGTAGAGCAAGAATTAATGTTGCTGTGCTATCTTTGCCCCCAGAAACAGGAACTATTATTTCGTGGTCTGTAGGAATGTGCTTAAAGGTAGGTTTAGCAAAATCAAACTTTTGTGAAAATTCATCAGCTTTCATATTTTATATATCCTATAAGTATTCTTCTCTATTGTCCTATAACTGCAAGGAGCTTTCTTTTTCCAAGCATATGCTCTTATAGAATCCACAATTTTCCAATCATTTACAACAAAAGATTCCTCATATCCTAAAGAATCATAGGCATCAATAAATTCCTTATACTTTCTTTTTCTACCAACATTTTCTCTTGGTACGTTTTTTTCAATTTTTATCATCATAAATACCTAAATAATCCATGTCCTAATAAAATCCTCTAAAAGATTATACTTTTTGCCAAAAGCTATTACTTCATCTCTTGTGCTATGTCTATTTATTTCAAACTCTTTTATGTTGTTTAGATTGCACTTATACTGAAACTTATAGTTATTTATTAATACAGTAACTTCTGATTCTTCGTAAATATCTTTTTTGTTCTTTTCTAAATTATTAACAAAAGAATCTATGAGTTGTTTTTTTAAATCAACCTTTAATTTTTTTATTGTAGAAAAAGAATGTTCATCAAAACGATCCTCAAACTCATCTCTTTCCTCATCGTAATCCCATGTATAAACAGGTATATCAGCGTAATAAGATACATGAAACCCAACATTTGTTAATTGAAACTTTGCTTGTTTATATTGATTGGACAAAACATCTTCAGTTCCAATCATATATCTAAGCCCATGAAATTTTGGAAATCCTTTATAAGGAGCATATCCTTTTATTTTTGTGTTAGTGTAATCATAAACTCCACCCAACCAAACCAGTCTTCTAAATTTTTTACTTCTCATTAATTATTAGTAACTCCTTTTCTATTAAGTATTGCATAGTCTTTATGTATGCTTGATCCCAGAGGTGTCTTCTCTCCTCTTTACTAAGCTTTTTGCCGTTATCTAGCTCAAAATGACAGGTATGACACAAAGCGACAACAAGGGAATCTGGTGCTTTTAAACCCATACCCTTTCCATGTTTACTCTGATTACTATGACATGCCACAATAGTTCCATTTTGTATGCCACATGACATACAAGGCAGTTCTCTCATTAGTTCTAGTAACTTCTTATTCCTATAAGCCAAGAACGATATCCCAGAATATACTTATAAAACTGATGATAAGCACCATTTTTCCTGTATCTGGTATTACATCAAACATCTCTGTGATCTTGTCTATCATCTTTTTTACCCTCCATCATTTCGTGCATTCTTTCGATTTCCCCATCTATGCTTTCTTCAACATGCCCAATAGAGGTATCACAATGTTTTATAACACTATCTAATACTACATGCATAGTTTCATAAACAGTTCCCTCTTGGCTACCTGTTTTATCTAATCTTTCACAATATGATTTTACATGGTTAAATGCTTTCGCCATTCCTCTAAGCTCATCTATACTCATTTTTTATTACCTCTTTTTATTCTTTTAATCTCAGCTTTTTGCAAGAAATATTCCTTATATCTCTTACCATTTTCTGCATCTACCCAATGGTCTTTAACATCTATACCTTTTTCTTTTAGTTCGGAAATTCGCTTACCTCCGTACATAGA